AGAACGATCTTGCCGGTGTTGAGAACTGGGAAGCCCAGCAGAAGATCGAAGCCCCGGCTGTGCAGAAACCGGCTCAGCAGAAGGCAGGAACGCCAACGCTTGAGCCGCGCACAGCGCAGTGGATCCAGAGCAACACATGGTTCCAGCCGCAGTCTGAGGATTTCGACCCGGAGATGCACGAAGAGGCGACGCTTTACGCCCGCCGTGTCGAACGTCGCTATCGAGCCGAAGGTCGCGCTGATGACATTGGAAGCCTTGATTACTTCACGGAAATAGACCGGCATATGCGGAAGGAATTTCCCGATGCATTCAGTGAAGTTTCACCTCCAAGCAAGAAATCACCTCCTATGGGACGCGACTCAAAACTGGCCCCAGTGCAGAACTCAGCAGTGCCGGGGCAGCCTGCAAAGAATACCAAGTCAATCCGATTGACGGCTGACCAACGTCGCATGGCGCACCAGCTGGCTCAGTCTGGGGCGATCCGTAAGCCCAATGGTGGTCGTATGAACGAGGTCGAGGCGGAAAAATACTATGCCGTCCATCTCATGAAGCAAAATAAAGGAGCCTAATCATGGCACGTTCTTCTCGTATGGCATCATCGCGTGCCGCTGAAACTCGTGAAGCAGGGATGCGCAAGCGCCCGGAAACTCACTTCCAGTCCAAGCTCTATGTGCCGAAGGATAAGATCCCTACCGGCATGACCTACGCTTGGGTCCGTGAAGCGACGCTCAATGAGCCAGATCCCGATAACATGACGGATCGCATGATCCGTGGCTGGCAGCCCGTACCGGCCGTTCGCCATCCTGAAATGGTTCCGCCCCCTCTGCCGGGTTATGAAGGCATCGAAGTGCAGGTTATCCGTCGTGGCGGCCTGATCCTTTGTGAGTGCCCGACAGATGATGTCAATGATCGTCAGGCAGATCGCGACCTCGAAAACATCGAGACGCTGCAGGACGTGGCATGGACTGGGCAGGCAGACCCGAACCTCCCGCGCATCGACGAAAGCAGCGTTGGTTTTGAGAGGGTGACATCCTTCAAGGATTAACCTCCGGTGGCGGCGGGGCTTCTCTTTCCCCGCCGCTCCTAACTCCCCCGCTTGGGCAACTGGGCGGGGGCTTTTTATGAGTGGAAGAATTCTCCGTGGAGTTTCTTGGCAGTTTCGCAGTAGGCAGCGTGCGCTAACTCTTCAGTTTCAAAGCTACCAAGATGAGTGCTTTTCCCATTAATCCTGATGTGGGCGAGCCATCGGTCGCTACGAGGCGCATAAGACACACCTTTGTATTTAGAAGTTTTGTTTTTAGCGCCCCTTCGATTACGGCTGTTTTCTCTGCGAGTAGCCAACCTCAGGTTTTTAATTCTGTTATCGCTAGGATTGTGATTGATGTGATCAATTTCGATGCCTTTAGCAACCTCCTCGCCATGATGGATTGCCCATGCTAAGTGATGTGCCGGATACACGGCATACATCAACCCTATCCTACGATATCCATTTGGGTGAATTTTTCCAGCAATCTTACCGGCGAACCTGCTATTCCAAGCATTGCATTGATTTTCATTAGTGAACATCGACAATGGTCGGACACGCCAAATCAAATCGCCAGTCTCAGGATTGTAAGACAGGAGTTGCTGAAGTTCATCGATGGATATATGAAGATTCTTATGCATCACCGGAGTCCTTTTCCGTTGGTGTGGCCGTCAAGGATCGCACCCCTTGACGGCCCCTTTGTAGACTTAACAGTGATCGTTGACAAGCCTGTGATGGTGCGGTAATTTGCATCATCTCGATGTCTCGTAACGTACCGAGGCCCCTGAGTAAGGTACTGCTCGGCTCGACGCCACGTAACGTACCGTGGTCCCCCGGCAGGGTTAAGGCCCCATTCGACGCCATCACGTACTGGCATTCCCATCAATCACTTCATGGAGAAACCCATGGCATACGGCACAAACTCGCCTCAGGGGCTAGTCCCCGTCAAGAAGCTGGATGGCTCTGCTTGGACCGGCGCTACGAATCCTTATCAAATCACAAGCACCTACGCGACGGCTCTGTTCCGTGGCGATCCTGTTACGATCCTTTCTGACGGCACGCTCGGCGTTGGCGTCGCTGGTTCGGCTTGCGTCGGCGTCTTCTGGGGCGTCAAGTGGACCGACAGCACGGGCCGCGTCCGTTTTGAGAACTATTGGCCGGGCAACCCGGGCGTTCTCACCGGCTCTGTCGTTGAGGCTCTCGTGATCGACGATCCGAACACCGTGTTCACCATTCAGGAAACGAGCGGCACTGGCACTGCGGGCACCCCGGTGGCTCTGGCTGATCGTGGTCTGAACGCTAACTTCCTGTACACGGCTGGCTCGACGGCTACCGGCACGTCGGCGGTGTCTTTGAACAACGCCACGGAAGCTGACACTTCGACTCTGAACCTGAAGATCCTCCAGCTGGACCCGACTCCGGGCAATGCTGTCGGTGCCTTCGCGAACTGGCTCGTGACGATCAACAACCACCTCTACCGGGGTGGCGTGACTGGCATCTGATCGGTCTAGCAGGGAGATTTAAGAAATGGCTATTAACACAACCGCAATCCGCGACCTGCTCCGTCCCGGTCTGGCCGCTGTTTTCGGCGACTACCCGATGTATCCGGGCCAGTGGTCGGAAATCTTCGAAAAGCACACGTCCGATAAGGCCGTCGAAATCGAAGTCGAAGTCAAGCTGCTTGGCCTCGCCCAGATCAAGGCGGAAGGTGCTTCGACCGCTTACGGCGAAATGGGTCAGCGCTATGTAACGAACTATGTGAACCGTTACACCAGCATTGGCTTCATCATCACCCGTCAGGCGATCAAGGACAACCTGTACCAATCGTCGTTCCCGCTGCAGGCGAAGGCTCTTCGTCAGTCGATGGAACAGACCAAGGAAGTGTTGGGCGCTTCGGTGCTGAACAACGGCTTCTCGGCCAACTTCCCGATTGGCGATGGCCAACCGCTGTTCTCGACGGCTCACCCCATCGAAAACGGTACGGTTGCCAACACCTTCGCGGTGCAGGCTGACCTGAACGAAACGTCGCTTCAGGACGCCATCGTTGGCGTTCAGCGCTTCCGTGATGCTGCGGGTCTCCGCATCATGACGAAGCCGACGAAGCTGATCGTTCCGGCTGAACTGCAGTGGACGGCGACCCGCCTGCTCCAGTCGCAGTTCCGCGTCGACACGGCGAACAATGACATTAACGCGATTTACAACAACTCGGCGGTTCCGCAGGGTCATCGCGTTAACATGTTCCTGACCGACACGAACAGCTGGTTCCTGATGACCGACGCTCCGAACGGCTTCAAGTACTACGAACGTGAAGCTCTTGAAACCGACGTCTACACGGACTTCGACACCGACAACCTCAAGGCGAAGGCCATTGAGCGTTACTCGTTCGGCTGCTCGAACTTCCGCGCTGGCTGGGGTTCTCAGGGCGCTTCCTAATGATCCGGGGGTGGGGACTCGTGCCCCACCCACAACTATGGAGAAAATCTCATGACTCATTTCTCTGATGGTGTCCGGGCCGGTAGGAACTTCGCCAACAATGGGACGGCTTCGCAGCCCGGTGTCTATATGTCGCCGATCAATGTCTATGACGTGGTCCCTGTGGCCCTGTCTGCGACGGCGGTGGCTGCGGCTCAGGCTGTTGCTGGTGCTGGGAACCTCACCATCAACGGTGCTTCTGCATCTGGTGGTGTCGCGACTCTCGACGTGCCGCGCTGCGTTTCGATTGTTTCGACTGGCGCTGGCGATACGACCCAGACTGCGACGATCACGGGCACTGATGCTTACGGCATCCCGATGACTGAAACGATTGCCTTCAACGGCACAACGACTGTCGCTGGCCAGAAGGCTTTCAGGACCGTGACCCGCGTCGCGATCTCGGCTGCTCTCGCTGGTAACGCTAGTGTCGGCTCGACTGATGTCTTCGGCCTTCCCTTTCGTGTGAACAGCCGTAACTATCTGCTGACCGCTTGGAATGGTGCTTTCGTAACGACCGGCACGTTCGCTGCCGCTGATGCGACTAGCCCGGCTACTGCCACAACGGACGACGTTCGCGGAACCTATCTGGTCCCCGACGCTGCCAATGGCACGAAGCGCCTGACTGCATGGATCTTCATCTTTGATGATGACACGCAGGCCGGCCTCTACGGTGTAACGCAGGCCTAATCCGGTTAGGGGTGGCTGGCTGGATTGGGAGTTCCCGGTCGGAAGGTCACCCCTATTAGGAGACTAAGATGCGCAGCAAGAAAGATTTCAATTTCAAGGCTGAGCATAAAAACCCAGCCGGGGGCTTAAACGCCAAAGGTCGCGCTGCCTATAACCGCGCCACCGGCTCCAATCTAAAACCTCCACAGCCTGAAGGCGGAGCTCGCAAGAAGAGCTTCTGCGCCCGCTCTGCTGGGCAAATGAAAATGTGGCCAAAGGCCGCAAAGGATCCGAATAGCCGCCTGCGGAAGGCGCGCCGAGCATGGGACTGCTGATATGCGTGGAAAGAAAAACTGGATTGCTGGTGCTATCGGGAAAGAGGGCGCGCTGCGTAAGCAGCTTGGCGCTAAGCCCGGCAAGCCCATTCCCCCTGCCAAGCTGGCGGCTGCTGCGAAGAAGCCCGGTGTGACGGGCAAGCGGGCTCGCCTCGCCGAAACGCTGAAAGGTTTCAAGAAATGATCACGCGCATGTATCCGAACGCCAAGGGCGAAGTTCAATCCGTCACGCTTTCTCAAGATGAATGGGAAGCTATAAGCGAAGCAGACCTCGACAAAATGCTGGGCTTCGGTCATAATGAACCGGCCGCAGCACCGACGCCTGCGCCGAAAAAGAAGCCTGCTAAGGGAGCCAAGAAATGAGGCCAATCAGAGTAACCCTTTCGGTCTTGGCAGCAGTCACGAACGCTGTCTGCGCTGACCAGACGCGGGCAGGGGCAGGGGCCCTTACGATCAATGGCGCGAATGCATCCGGTGGCGTGGCGACTTTCGCAGCCGCCTATAACGTGTCTATCACTTCGACCGGCAACGACTCTACCCGGACCTATACGATCACGGGCACGAACGCGAACGGCAACGTCATCAGCGAAACGATCACTGGCCCGAACACGACCACTGTGTTCACGACCCAGCCGTTCAGCACGGTGACCGCTGTCAGCGTCGTTGGCGGTGGCACGGTTGGTACGGTGCGCGTTGGCTTCGGCGGGTCTGCTTTCACCCCGACGATCCCGCTCGACTATCATGGCCGCCCAGAGTTCTCGCTGCAGGTCATCACCGACACGACGGCTGGCACGCCGACATGGACAGTCCAGCAGACGCTCGACGACATCCAGTCGAACCTGACGCCGGCATGGATCAACCACCCGGATACGAACATGGTTTCGCAGACGGTTAACCGTCAGGGCAACTATGCGTATCTTCCGACCGGCGTTCGCCTGCAGATTGCTGCTGGGACGGGGGCTGCAACTCTCACGGTAATTCAGGCGGGTCTACAGGAGTAATGAGCACAGGCCTCTACAGCGGCGTCTCAGGCATTGCGCTGGGCACTGGTCTATATCGCAACGTCTCTGGCCTCTGGAGTGGCGCTTCTGGTCTCACAACGGGCTTCGGGGGAACTGGCGGTGGGCCCGCTACCCCTGCGCTCGACCTGAACTTCCTGAGCGGCACGCTAGACCCCCGCATTACGTTCAGCCGGGGATCGAATGCCACGCTGACCGACAGCACTGGCAAGTTGACCTACGCGCCGAATAACTTGCTGGAGAATAGCGAGAGCTTTCAAGCCTCAACGTGGAC